CACCTGCCGGAATCTGCAAAATATGAATGTCAATCCTGTCATGAATTAATTCCTGAATCTAAAAAAACATGGATGTTGTCTCAAGGGGAATGGATTGCAACAAACCCAAATCCACAGAATCCCAAGGTTCAGGGGTATTCGATCAATGGTCTTTACAGTCCTGTGGGGTGGAGATCATGGGCCGACTGGGTCAAGGATTTTTTAGAATGTAAAGGTGATGCATTCCTGTTGAAAGCATGGACGAACAGTTTCGGTGAATGTTGGGAAGAACAGGGGGAAGGATTGGAATGGGAATACTTGTACACCAGAAGGGAAGATTATTCAGATGCTGAACTGCCTGATGAAAACATTGTTCTTCTGGTTGCAGGATGTGACACCCAGGATGATCGATTGGCCTGTGAAATTATTGGAATCACACCAGATGAACAGGTTTATTCAATCCTATATCAGGAAATTTATGGAGACCCTGCAACCCAGATTCCATGGCAGAAGTTGGATGAGATACTGGACAGGAAATTCAAACATCCTTCAGGGGTGGAATTAGGTGTTGCATCTGCCTTTGTTGACTCTGGTGGACACCATGCAGATGCAGTCTACAGATATTGTTCTGCAAGATCATTCAAAAGAATCCATGCATCCAAAGGATCTAATCAGGCAGGAAAGCCCATCATCAACCGCCCAACAAAGTTGGCAAAGGGGCAGGGTCATCTTTACACCCTGGGAGTTGATACTGCTAAGGAACAGATTTATTCAAAACTGAAGATTGAAACAGTTGGGCCAGGATACCAGCATTTTCCAATTACTTATGATCAGGAATATTTCAGACAACTGACTGCAGAAAAAGTGGTGACCAGAATGAAAAAGGGGGTTCCATCCAGGGAATGGGTGAAGGTTTACAGAAGGAATGAGGTGCTTGACTGCAGGGTTTATGCAGTTGCTTCCTTTCTGAATTTGAATCCAAATCTGGAACTTCTCAAGCAGAAGGTTTCAAGCAATGAACATATCAAAGAAAAGACCCAACCCAAGAAGGTCAGACGAAGACCACAAAGGGCAGGATGGGTGACAGGTTTAAACAGATTATGATTAGATTTTCTAATATCTCAAAATAGGATCGATCCTAATAATATCAAGCACTTAAGGGTTTGCTGCAACCTGGTTATTTCAGCTGAACATTGATTAAAAAAACTAATGTCCAATCTATTTGATTCTACGAACTACAGAACCCTGGAACCCACCCTGGACGAATACCAGAACCCCATTGTGGCAGGGGATTATCTGGCCTGGAAAAGGGATGATCTTGGGTCTGATTATCCCCCTGCTTCCTATGCTTTGACCTACACAGCCAGACTCAATGGAACTGGTTCAACTGCCATCAGCATCACTGCATCAGAATCTGGTACTGATTACTTGGTTGAAGTTGCATCAAGTTCAACTGCTTCCTATACGGTTGGGATCTACCAGTGGGCTGGATATATCACCAGATCATCTGATTCAGAAAGGGTTCAGATTGGTGAAGGAACCTGGGAAGTCATACCAAACAAGGCAACATCAACTGCAGATCCTGAACCCTATGTCAAAACAGTTTTAGATGCAATTGAAGCAGTGATTCAGGGCAGGGCATCACAGGATCAGATGTCTTTTTCTATTGCTGGCAGATCCCTTTCAAGGATGTCCATTCAGGATCTTCTGTTGTTCAGAAACAAGTTCAAAGCAGAATGGTTGAAGGAAAAAAGGATGCAACGAACCAGGAAAGGTCTGGGGCACAATGGAATTATTAAAACCCGTTTAGGCAGATATTAATATGGCAATCTGGAACCCCTTCAGAAGGGCACCTGATGCACCCAAAAGAAGGGTTTACAAACCCAACTTTTCCAGGATGTATGCATCTGCAAAATCATCAGAATTATTTTCTGGATTCAATGGAACTTCCAATTCTGCAGATCAGGAAATCTTCCAATCNCTTCAGATGATGAGAAACAGATCAAGGCAGATCTGTCAGGACAATGAACTGGCAAGGAAATTTCTGGCAATGGTCAAATCAAATGTGGTTTTGAATGGCATCAATTTCCAGGCAAAGACCAGAAGGGATGATGGATCATTGGATGATTTGGACAATGACAGACTNGAAAGGGGATGGAAAATCTGGGGGGAAAATCCNAACTTCTGTTCCATGGATTCCAGGTCTAATTTTGTAGATACATGCAGACAGGTGGTTGAAGCATTGGCAAGGGATGGTGANGTTTTCATCAGACTGATGAAGGGGGTTGAAGACAATCCTTTCCAGTTCAGTTTGTGGGTTCTTGAATCAGATGCATTTCCAATCCAGTTGAACAAAACCCTGGATTCTGAAACTGCAATCATAATGGGCATTGAACAAAACAGATTTGGAAAACCCCTGGCCTACCATCAGACCATTACAAACCCTGGGATCAATCCAAGCAATGCCCCTGGGAAACTAAAAACAGAAAGGGTTCCTGCAGATGAAATGGTTCATTTATACATTCAGGAAAGACCAGGACAATCTAGGGGGGTTCCCTGGTTGAACACTGCAATCAGACCCCTGGACATGCTTGCCCAATATCAACTTTCAGAATTGACAGCATCAAGGGTGGCAAGTTCCAGCCAGGGATTTTTCACATCAGAAGCATCTGATTCCTATGTTGGAACAGGAGTTGATGAAGATGAAAACCTGATCACAGAATTTGAACCTGGAACCTTTCAACAGTTGCCTGAAGGAATGGATTTCAAGGCATTCAATCCTGGACATCCAAACACTGCCTACAAGGATTTTACCAAGACCATTTTGCGGTCTGTGGCATCAGGTCTTTTGGTCAATTACAACAGCCTGAGCAATGACCTTGAATCAGTGAACTACAGTTCAATCAGGGCAGGATTTTCAGAAGAAAGATCCCAATGGTTGATGCTTCAAAATTTCATGATCCACAATTTTTGTTCCAAGGTTTACAAATCGTGGCTCCGTATGTCCATCACTGCAGGATGGTTTGAATATGATGATCTGCCTAACTTGCCCATGTCCAAGGTTACAAAGTTTGAAGATGTCAGATGGATTCCAAGGGGTTGGGAATATGTGAACCCCAAACAAGAAATTGAAGCAAAGGCATTGGCAGTTCAGTTGGGTGTTGAAAGCTTGACTGATATTACTGCAAACAGGGGGAAGGAATGGGATGAAGTTATCAATCAGGTTGCAAGAGAAAGGGACATCATCAGGGATCTTGGATTGAAGGAAAACACCCCATTTGGTGGGAAAATAGATTATGGGGAACCTGAAGAAGTTGATGAATAACACACAAAGGAAATGACCATGGAAGAAACAAAAGTGGAACTTACAGAAGAAATTGAAACAAAAGAAGAATGGCCTGAACTGAGATATGCAGAACCCCAGGATGAAAAGGATGAAGATGGTTTTTTTGATCCTGAAAGAAACCTGGATGATTTTGAAATCAAGGAGGTTCAGACAGGAATGCTTTCAAGGGATTTTTCCTTGGTTCAGGAAGTGATCGATGAAGAAGCAAGAACAGTTGAAGTTATATTTTCGAGTGAGCAACCAGTGGAACGTCAGTTTGGCAATGAAATCCTAGACCATGACAGGNCNTCNGTTCGACTTGGTAGGTTGGAACAAAGGGCACCTGTTTTGTTAAATCATTCATTTTCAGATCAGGTGGGTGTTGTTGAATCAGCATCAATCGGACCAGATAAAAAAGGAAGGGCAAGTCTGAAGTTTGGCCGTGGCAGGTTATCTTCAGAAATCTTTCAGGACATTGTGGATGGTATCAGGTCACAGGTTTCAGTTGGATACAAAATTTTTGAAATGGAAAAAACTGAAGATGAATCAACAACCCCAACATACAGGGCAACAGATTGGCAACCAATGGAAATTTCAGTGGTTCCTTCTGGTGCAGACCCCCTGGCTACTGTTGGCAGATCTTCAGACCAGAATCACAAGACCCAAATTCTTGAAAGGAAGAAAGTGGAAACAGTACAAATTACAAACGAACCAACACCAACCCCTGTGGTTGATGAAGGAAAACTGAGAGAAACAATTCAGAAGGCAGAACTTGCCAGAATTTCTGANATTGAATCGTATGGGCAGGAACATAAGGAAACAGAACTTGCCAGGGAATATATTGTTGATGGCAGANCAGTTCCTGAATTCCAATGTGCAATTCTNAAAAAGATTGCAAACCGTAAACCTGAAACAGTTCATGCCATTGGAATACCCCCAAAAGAACTTCCAAAATATTCTTGGATGAAACTGATCAGGGCACTTGCAAATCCTTCTGATAGGAAATTGCAGGATGATGCTTCATTTGAATTTGAAGCATCAAGGGCACAGTCAGACAAAAATGGGATTGATCCCCAAGGTGCATGGGTTCCATCAGATGTCATCTATGGACAGCAACTGGAACAACGTGCAGATTTGATTGTGGGCACAGATTCCCTTGGTGGATATACAGTTCAGACTGATGTTCTTTCCAATAATTTCATTGATGTCATGAGAGCAAACATGGTCTTTGGTGATGTTGGAGTGACAGAACTGAATGGACTGAATGGGAAGGTTTCCATTCCTGGAATCAGTGCAGGTTCAACTGCTTACTGGGTTGCAGAAAATGGAGCAATCACAGAATCCAATCAGACTTTCATTGCCAGAACCATGGATGGGAAAACTGTGGGTGCCTATGTTGATATTGGTGCTTCCCTGCTCAAGCAGAGTTCAATGGATGTTGAAGCATTTGTCAGAAATGACATTGCCAGAACCCTTGCTGTGGAAATTGAAAACAAGGGCATTGTTGGTGATGGATCTTCCAATGCCCCCACTGGAGTTAATTCAACCAGTGGAATCACAATGGAAGCACTTGCCACTGCAGACACCCCCCTTCAGGCAGACATTGTGGCAATGTGGAAGGGGTTAGCATCAAACAATGCTTTACGTGGAAACCTGAATTGGGTGGGTGCATCCACTGCATTGGCAAACATGATGGCAACCCCCAGAACTGCAACGTATGGGGACATCATGATCCTTGATCCAAACACTGCAGAATGGAGACTGATGGGATATCCAGTTTATGCATCTGAAAACTGTGTTTTTGGTTCAATCAATAAACTGTTCCTGGGTGACTGGTCTTCATTAGTTTGGGGAAGTTGGGGGAATGGTCTGCAGATAAATGTGGACCCCTACAGCAACTCCACAACTGGTGCAGTCAGAGTGGTTGGATTATATCTCACAGATTTTTGTGTGAGGAATCCTAAGTCATTTGCTGGAACAACTAATCCATAATTGAACCCAAGGGAATCCCCTTCAAGGGGGGTTCCCTGCTTTCAAGGAAATTATGAAAATTAAAATGTTGAAAAATG